TGGAAAATACTCCTAAAACGATTTCAAATTTGACCGCACTTTGCCCGAAAAGAAAAAACACCAATAACTCATCATTATTGGTGTTCTTATCACAAGCTAAAAATTAAGCACGTTTGAAGTCAAAATATACAAATTTAAAAACACCAATTTTTAGATAATAAAATCAGTTTATTATGTGTCTGTGCTATTGTTTATTTCCGAAATTATATATATTTTTCCGAAACTACAAAAGTTACAGGGTTGTAATAATGCCATAAAATATGAATAAAGACATCCGGATGTTTCAAAATACCTATCATGCCAATATGGAAGAAGTTGCTGAACTTCTAGACTAAGGCAGAGTTTCAGGGAATTGATCATCTGTTAGCCAGGTGATAACAGGTAGCCTCATATAATCAAGGTCTGCTGTTGGCACTTTATCCTTAAATCTCAACTCGATATAAGCTCTATCACCTATGCTAGCAACATACACAGTTGCGATCTCATCACCGTCATCACTATAAAACGGAAGCATTATAGGTGTGCGTGTACGAAACCCTAACGGGATTTTTAAATCAGGCAGAATATTCATCCGTTTTGCGTGATTTTTACGAGTAAATTTAGGATTACTGCTCCCGTAAAAAGAAATAGTGTCCCAACGCCCCGCATAGAAAGAACACTCAACTCTGTTATTCACTCGTCTTAAATGAATAGCCCCCTCTTTAATATTTACAGAAATGTTAGATAGTCGTCTAATACCTGTATCACCCGATATAACAGTCCACTGTCCATTTTGCTTTTGCCATAGGTATGCTCCAACGCCTGCACCGTTTGTTGAGTTATAAAAAGTTCCGTTTGGCTCATTACCTTTAATCTTATTTTCATAAACGTTAGACCCATTAAGAAACCTTGTTGTGTCAGGTTTATCAGGTCTGCCATTTCCAGTAATGATATTAGAATTTGTAGGTTGTGTAGGAATTTCAGTTGGAATTTTATTCTCAACTCGTCTAACTTCACTTCCTATATATTCTGCTAACTCTGTAATTGCTGTATCAAACGCCATTATTGGTTATATCCTCTGTTATATGCGTCCTTGAGATTGATGCCATCGAGCACGGTAAATCTCTGAACAAGTAAGGTTAACGACTGGTTAGTTTGAGTGACCTTCTGAACAAGTCTATTAAGCCCATCCTCGCCGGTTTTTATACCATTTAGCATGTCGCCAAGCTCTTTAAGAGTATCGATGCTGGCGTCTACTTCGCCACCAAGCAACTCATTTTTAACCTCAGCCTTAGTTTTGTTTAAAAGCTCGATGATTTTTTTTGCGGATAACGTTGAAGCGTCATCGGTTGCGCTATCATTAATCCCAGCTGCGCGGCTTGATAGCGTGTTGATAGTTTGCTTAATCTCATTCAACGCCCCAACTAACGTTGCCTTCTGCGTTGTTGTTAGGGTTTGCGGGTCGCCGATAAGCTGTCTGATTTCCTTATCCTTCCCCCCCAAGAATTCTGCAAACTCTGTTAAAATCTGTGCGAAGTCTGGTCTTGCCATTGCTAAATTGCTCCTATATTAAAAAATGCTTTTAACTCATCAAGAGTTGGAAGTTTAGGTGTTGGTTGATTGCAATCACCAATCAATTTATTGCTAATTCGTACTTTGAATCGAATTGCATCATTTTTAAATGCTACTTTAAAAGGTTTACTCATTTTTCTTCCTCTTTAGTAACGTCAAGTACTACGGTTAATTCTCCTCTAAACATAGTTTTGTATTTGCCGTCAATGATGATTTGACAATCATATACCGCACTTTCCCACTTGATATCCTTTGTCAATTCATGAGAAAAATGGCACAATAGCGTATTATCTTGCACAGTAATAGAGCCATCAGTCGTACTCAATTTAAGAGCGACTCCTCTCTCTGGGGCGGCCCACAAATCAATTTGCCGGTTTATTAAGCTGAATGGTGTTTCTGTATCGCCATCAACCGTAAAAATGTCAAACGGTACTGTGCGGTCATCTCCACGATAAATAGCAAAATCGATAATAGGGATTTCAAGATTTTCCATTTTTTAATCCTGTAATAAAAACCGCACGATGATTGCTCAAAGTACGGTTGTGTTTCTTGATTGCGACTACTCTTTTACTTTACCACCAGCAAGCATATATGGATTTACATAACCACTATATGTTTCCGGTACAAAGCCTTCAGGTTGTGCTTTGACTAATTCAGATAACGCCCATTCATAAGGGATTGCGTTCCAAGCCGGCACACCTTGGATAGTAAACGTATTAATGCTTAAACTCTCTTTTCCCTCGTCTTTTTTGGCTTTTGACACGTAAGATGAGATGGTTACAAAAGTACTATTATTAACATAGTCAAGTTGCAAGCCTGTTACAGTATGATGTTCTGAGATTGAACCAGTGCGTGCATCTTCAATATTTTTTTCAATAAATTTCATTTGATTGATCCTGATTTTGGATAAAAGAAAACCGCACTCGATTTATCAAAGTGCGGTGGTTTTAGTTAAGGTTGATTAAATTACGATTTGACCGTTTTCTTTCAGATAAGCATAAATCCGCTCCAAATCAATTTGCTCTGTCGTTTTGCCAATGTTGTCATGTTTACTCCTAGCCTTGTGTTATTGTTCTTGTGTTTGATACTGCGTAAGCTGTAATGCACAGTTTAGCAGTACGCCCATCGCCAAACTCAAAAAGTTCTGGTGGGTTTTTATCATGATTTGTATATAAAAACCTATGCGATTGATTAGCCTCAACCGTGAATGTTTTGTGTGAATTAACAATGAAGAAAATTCGCTTAACAGGTGAGGGGGCTATGTTTATCCACACTTGATAGAAGTCAAGAGTCCTATAAACAGTGATAATAGCAACCTCGCACAAATTCCCACCAACCAACTGATTGACTTCAAGCGTCCCAGTAAATTTACCAGTTACAGCTTCCAGTCTTGCGCCTTTGATTACGCCACCTTCGACAATTGCACCTTTTACTGTCCCGCCGCTTACCACTGCACCATTAACTGTTCCACCATTGACTGTCGCACCATTAACGGTGTTACCAGTAATGACACCACCAGTTATTCTTGGTGCTCTAATTTCCTGATTAGCCTGGATGTGGTCGCCGCGGATCGTGTTTGCAATAATACTGCCACCGTGTACTTCCGTTAAACCAGCATTAGCCCATGGACTAGGCTGTGTAGCATATTCAGTACACTCTTCAAGCATTGGCCGAGCTAAAAACATATAACAGTTCGTTTCATTTGCTTTAGCGTCATAAAAAAAGAAATGCACATCTAGGCTAACGGCCTGAGAATGAGCTTTGAATTTAATAAAAACTCTATCCGCGGAATTTATTCCTCCAAAAACATACCCATCTCTACAATATTTAGTCAATGCACCTAAATATTCGCCATTCCCCCCACGTTGGTCGATATAAATCTGAACCGCTGAACATCTATGATTACCCATATAAACACTAAGCATATACCAAGTATTAGCATTGATAGCAACATTTTGAGAAATACCTGATCTTGTATTAATATCACCAGTTCTTGCATTACTCCACCGTACAACATTTTCGCTAGGTAAATATCCACCTTTTTTCAAACCCCAATCAGGATCTTGAATACATTGCCGTTCTCCTAATAAATTAGGAGGCACATTAGTTGATCCAGCCCACCCATAAGGCACCCCATTTGTCGGATTTGCAAAAATAGGGTTGTATAATAGGTTCACACCTGAACCAGATGACAACTTATCTCTCGTCACAGACCCAGCTACGACCAAATCACCACGAATACCAACTTGCCCATTTGCAACAGAAAACACTGGTTTGACATTGCCATCATTAGCATTAGCAACAATCCCGAATTTATCAGCCATAACAATGACCGAACTTTCTTCCTGGTTTGCACCAAGTGCGATACCAGCAACAGCAGTCCGTCCACCAGCAATAGCTTGCGTTTTGATTGTGTGCATCGAACTAACTTTGCCATTCAGTCCTGCTACAGCACTACTCACCTGTGATACTGTTGATTCTGCCTTGCCAACTTTAGCGGTTAATGCGTTAATTTGTTGTGCATTCGCTTTATCACTTTCCGCTTGAGCCTGTCTTACTGCAGTAATACCTGATAAAGCTGATTCGGCCTTCGCTGTCACAGTTTTAATTGTTTCAGCTTGTGCTTGGTCTGTTTTTTCAAGATTTTTAATTGCAGTTCCTGATGATTGAGCTTGTGCAGCTATTTGAGCTAATGCACCTGCGACAGCGGTTTGTCTTGTTTTAGCTTCTTCCCCAACTGCATTATTAATATCAGCTTTAATGGAGTTTATGAGATCTTGACCAAGTTGTGACTTGGTGATTTTACCTTCTAACGCATTTAACAAGTTATCAGGATTATGATCTGCTTCACCAAATACAGCTTCGGTGAACTCACCTTTATTTCCCTGTTTATCTACTCCTCGCAAATAAAAGTAATAGCCTGTCGATAAAGGCACACCATTAATAACATAATTACTTTGAGGATATGGCAGTGTTGCCACTTTCACTGCAGTGCTTATGTCATTTGTATTGCTACGCCAAATCTCAGTGCTAAACCCAGGTGTAAATGTTTTAGGTAAATCCCAATCAAGCTCAATCGCAAACAATAGCGATTTAGTTACAAATCGAGGGATGTTGAGATTAATCTCAAATGATCGTGTTACTGGATCTGACAGTTGACCACTTTGGTTTTTAGCTCTGATTTCTGCGGTATAACTGCCATCAGGCAACCCTTCAAATGATATTTCTGGATTTTTTAAGTTTAGATATGTTTTGAAAACCTTTCCGTTGCGATATAACCGCACTTCATAGGTTAATATCGTATCTGTTGTGGGTACTGACCAAGTGAGTCTTATACCGTCAGCACTATAAACTACATCAGCATTAGTGACTTTTGTTAGTCCATTGTGCATAGTTGTTACAACAGGCACAAAGCTTGCACTACCATCAACAATCGCTTCTTTTTGCGGTTCATGCTGCAGTGCAGTTATGGTATAACTTCCGTCATCATTTTCAGTAATGCCGAGAGCACGGTAAAGCTGAGTAGATACTTGCGGTGTTTTTAATACCCAATCATCCATTACATTCAAACCAACAGGATTGGTTTCTAATGTGATAACCGATTTATTTGCATTATCTACATTGGTGATTTTGATTTTCACCAACTGCATTTCATCATTGAGATAACTTAAATAGCTATTACCAGTGATTTCTACAGGTTGATCAAGTGTTACTTTCTTGCCGTTTATCGCTACAACTCGTCCACCAAGTGTTTTACCAGAAAAATCATTATCAGCAATTTCAATGATGTCGCCTGGTAAATGTAATAATCCTTGACGACCGACTACAAAGGTAATAGTACATTGTTCAAGACGAGATGTTTCTAATACCCATTTGCCGTATCGGTGAGCTTGCCCACGACTTGTACAGCCATAAGCTGTAATTTTCTTAACATTGTAGCCATAGCGAGCAATCATTAAATCATCTGCAACGTACTCAACCGCCTTTTGATAGAAGTTACGTTCATCAGCATATTCAACTTCTACTGCAGTGAAAATTGTCTTTCCTGCTGCGAATTGACGAGAGAACTTACCATCAACTACATTTGATTGAGTATATAAACAAACTGGATCTGATGTTCTATCTTGGATAGCTGAAAACTGCGTTCCATTCCACACTGCAATAGAGCGAAAAACAGAAGCCATGTCTGATAGCACGTTGTAGGCATCACGCTGTTCTGTAATCCATAGATTAGATACCATTCGTGGCTCTTTACCGCCATATCCATCATCGACTAATTCGTCACAGTATTTTGCTATTTGATACAGTTGGAACTTATCCAATCCGTATTCCCCAATTCGTTTACCTAACCCAGCTAAAGAATTAGTGACTAAGTCGTAAAAAATCCAGGCGGGGTTATCCGTCCACTCTTCTTTCCAGTCACCGCGCCAAATGCCAGGTTCATACGTTCTTGTTTCAGGATTATATGTACTTGGTACTTTAACCAATCGACCATAAAGCAATAAGTTTACATTAGGGAAATTTGGGTTATAGCGCGAATCCGTTTTAATGCCAATTAATGCCATGTTTGGGTATGACAGTTTGGTATCAATGATTTCTGTATAGCTGACCCAGTGAGTGCCATTCTGTAACCGCTGTGATTTACTATCGGCCGTTAATCTTTTGACTGTAATGGTAAATGGTTTAGGCGGTAAATTATCAATGATATAACTGCGATAAAAACGAGATGATGATTTACCACTAATATTTTTTACTGCTCGGGTGAGCCCATTGATTAAGATTTCAAGTGATACAGATGTTCCCTCTGTATCGCCATTATCATTTTGAGAAAATAACGCACTTACACCACATGTGATTCTGAGACGTGTTACATCAGGATCAATGACAGTTCTTGTTACAGGGGTAACATTTTTAATTTCAGCGCCAACTGATACTTCACGCTCTGACATTTCAAAGCCTTGTAGCGGCATTTGATCCTGCGTGCCGAGTGTATATGCTATCTCTGTGTTTTTAAAATTGAAACTTGACTCATCATTATCATCAACACCGTTTGCATTTTGGATTGGCGTATTGTCAAAGTAAGTCGATTTCCATTTATTGGCTGGACCTTTAATTGGCCCAAGAGATATTAAACCAATAGCACGTAATCGTTGAGATGAACGAAGGCTATCAGGTGCTTCATGTGGTGTGCGCGCTGAACCTTGTTTTTTACCGCCCATAAGTACCTCTTAAAAAAGAAAACCGCCTATAAGCAGTGCCTATAAGCGGTTAAATTTATTTGTGATGTTATTGATGATCGTCAAAGGTTTCTATCCCTTGGGAAACAAGTATAAGGCTGGTCATCATTTTTCCGTACAATAACGGAATAGGTCTCCCTTGTGGAGTTAAGTTACGAAGATTGCTGAATGATGTGCTTTGTTTCTTTTCACTTTCATTAGCACCACTACCCATATCTGGCGGTCTCGTTAAAAGAGATATAGCGCCAGACATGGCAAGTGATGCTCCCATTGCTCCAGCTATCATTACCCCGCCAGCTGACCAACCTAACGGGTTCCACCACGCAACAGCAATTAACACAACCCCAACAACGGCTTGAATTACACCTGCCGCTTTACCAGCACCAGTAATAACGGGTGTAAAATGTACGGATGAGTTATCATCAAGATCAATTATTGGGTTATTTTGTAATTGTTCATTGCTTATATACTTTCTACCAATTCTAACTTTGTAATACCCTTTGCTAAGATGCGATCTTAGCCCTTGAATTTGAGTGATTAAGCCGCTCATTAACTCTCGGAAGTTGCTTACATCAAGCTCGAATGGTTCATCGCTAAATCGTTTAAGATTGCCGTGAAATGTAATTTTTGCCATTCTGAATGTCTCCAAATTGAATGAGTGGAATTAAGCCAAAAACCATCATAAGGTACACGTGCAGAGAGCCGACTTTCACTATGATGAATCATCATCTGATCACCTAGATACACCCCTGCATGATTAGCTACATTTGCACCGACTTTAATTAAGATTACATCCCCAATCTGGACTGGCTCGTCTTGTGATAATTTAAAAAAACCACACCGTTTCATGCCATCTTCGTATAAGTTTGAACTTTCAAACCAATCAAACTCATACTTAGAATCATCGGGCAACTCAATTCCAGATAACATATAGCAATCAAGTACGATATTTCTACAATCTTGCTTATTGTTTTCAAACATTCTCCCTAATAATGGAGAAATATAGCGGAATTGTCTTATATCGTTATCCACCACCAGCCAAAAATCTAACTGTGTTCTAACCTGACATTCTCTGTCTGCAATGGATAAATATGGCAACCCTTTCTCAAAAGCTGAATCAGGGTGAGAATGCACCAACGCTACAATGGAACCACGTTCTTCAGCAAGAAGAAAATCATCTGTCGATATTTCAAAAAAATTAACAGGATCGTGTGATATGTTTTCACAAGGGATATAAGAGAAACCGTCTTTAAATACAACAAAGCCACAACATTCTTGTGGCTCTGTACTTTTAGCGTGTAACAGTATTTCTTTTTTTAACTTATCCGGAATAATCATGATCAATTCCCATACTGAGTCGTGCTTGGGAAACCGCCAAACGGTAACACCGCATTCTCGCCAAATCTCAATTTACAACCACGGATACAATGCGAGCATTTATCTTTATTACGGTCGTTCGTTGGTTTATCAAATTCATCTGCAACTGGTCCACCTGTATAACCGCATTGTGGCGAACGATATTGCCAAATACAAACATCAGATGTAATCATTAATAGCGGGATTTTTGCATTATCCGTTTCTGCAGGTGATGCCAGTTCAAAAGTAGCTTGTTTATCATCAAGGCTTTTTAATTGCTCAATGATGTAATAACTCACTGCTTCTTGTGTAGGATCTGCTTGAGCGTTTTTGCCACCTTCAAAGTTGCGAGCATCAAGAAACTGCGCATAAACCAATCTACGAGTAACTTTACCGCCAACGCCTTGTCCTAAATTAACCGCAATACCAGTAATGATTCCATATAGGTTAGATACTGTTAATGTTGGGCGAGAACTTGGGCCTTGCCCACTAATTTCAAATCCATCTGCTTTAATTGGATAGGCTTGATACTCATTCCCCTGCCACCAGATATTGGTTCGCCCTTGGTTTAAACCGTTGTGAAATCGGTATAATTCACCTGCAGTATTAGAACCATTAGTCGGAGTAATATGGCGTAAATCAATATCCCACAATTCAATAAGCGCACCTTGCTCTAATTCAGGCAAAAGTGCGGTCATTTTATCCGGTAGTTTTTTTGGCATATTTGCTCCAATAAAAAACCGCACATTCTAAAAGATTGTGCGGTTATAAGTTCACGAAAAGATCTAACTGTTTAATTTGTAAAAGCTCACGCTCAAGGTCTTGCTTTTCTGATTTGCATTGCTGCAATAATTTTCCCCGTTCACCAGCACGTTGAGTATATTCGGCTTTCTTTTGTTGCCACAATGCCAACTTGTTTTTGACTTCATCTCGGCGGGCGACACCTTCCGTCCAGTAATCCCATAAGGCTAAGAAACATTCTTCTTGGTAATTCTCCAGGCGTTCTTTTAAATCGGCACGCACTTTGTTTGGGTTAAGCCCAAATAACCACCCATTGAGTTTTTTAATCGGAATACATAACATTTCACGGTTTTTGCCATCTTTGGCAACCGTGGTGATATGTCCACAGTTGAATTTCTCACTCTGTTCCATCAGTTTTTTATGCTGACCTTTCCAGTCTAACCCAATTCCCTCTACAATCTCACGCATTGCTACATAAGCCACGCCGTTGTTATCCACTAAAGTAACTTCTTTACCTAAAAATTCTGCAGTTAATGTTTGCATATTTCTTCCTTGTTTTCTCCACCAAAGAGAGCCTGTAAGAAGCAGTGAGTGGAGAAAGGAACACCGCTTGTCACGTGTACATCGCTATCTTACAGGCAATAAAAAACCGCCCATAAGAGCGGTGGTTTATTAATATTGTTGTGTCTGTTCAGTGTGACAGACTTTGCCGTCACAGTCTTGATTAAGATTTAAGGCGTGCGCCATATACACCACAAATGCACACACCAGCGTAATGATTAATTTGTTCATTTTCTGTTCCTTTTGTAGGATTTTAGGTGTGAGAATCCGCCGCAAGCTTAAAAAAGTGCGGTCAGATTTTGTGGTGTTTTAGAGAATATTTAGCTGAAAGCCTGTTGCTTTAGGGTTGTAGGCTCGAAGATGTTTTAATACACGCCAGTTATTGCCTTGTTTGCATTCAAATTGTTCTGTAATGCGTGTCAATACGTTATGGGCTTGACGGAGATTACTTCGATATTCGTAAGCAATGTCATAAACGGGCGCAGCATAATGTGAACCAATTTGTTTTAATGCAGGATGAAGTACTTGGCAAAGTTCCGTGCCACGCAATAAAGCAAACCATGCCCACACAAGCTGTTGCAGTTCGTGTTCGGTAAATTCAAAATTAAAGCACTCATCTTTTTTAGGCGTTGCAATCAATTCACCCTCAAGTACGATTCTGTGAACATATTCCACCGCACTTTGTAATTTTTCGGCGGGAATGTCTTCTATGCGCTCTACGTTCATGTATTGATGAACAAGATTATAGGCATCGGAATAAATCAAGCCTTTCTTGCTGACTAACATATTTACGGCATTACGTAAGCCAGTGCGGTCGTCTGCAGTGGTTTTGCTTTCATATTTTCCTGTTTTACGAATAGTAGGTAATACTTCTGATGTAACCCATTTTCTAAAACGGTGTGGAATAGATCCTTTTTTCACTGCATCACGGCAACGCAAGATCAAAGTGTACATTCCGCTTTCGGAAACTAAATTCAATTCTTGAACTTGTTTACCTACTCCTTCGATACCCTCAGTTAAACTTAGGGTATATTTTTCATCATCATCTAAATTGGCAATAGCCATTGATGGACTGCTTAAATTAAGTGCTCTACAAATATCAACAGCAACGAACCAAGGTTCATTGTTAATGGCTAAGGTGCGGATAGAATTTGATTCAAAGTTGAATGTAGAGAGTTGGGTTTGATTAGACATAAAATGTCTCCTTTGGATTTTTTTACGAAATTAAGATTTACCCTAAATAGGGTGCCAAGAGGTTCGTAAACCGTCCAAAGTCGGCTGGAGTTATTCCCCGAAGGTCTTTTATTCCTCGCCCTCTCGGCATAGATGAAATTGGATTTATGCGTGTTAAGTCTTAATGGCAATAAAACTAAACGAGATCACAAATTTTAGGCATAAAAAAACCGCTATGCTTTCGGGTGCGGACTTCCGCTTTGGATTTAAGGCTACGACACCTTGATAAAAATAATAATAAAAAATCCCCTTGAGATTGTCAAGGGGATAATGTTACTGATTATTTCTAGTTCAATGAATTTAATCGCTCTACCGCTTTCTTTGCTGCTGAAACCTGCTGAAAAGCACTCATTTTAGATACATCTTCCGAGAGAAAATAGCAACATAGTGTGCGTTTGTCTTTAAGCATTTGCATATCTCTAGCTAATGCCTTAGCCATTTTTGAATCTGAACTCTTAAACCGTTCAATTAAGTATTGATGTTCACCTAAATTTTGGTGACTAACCTCTAATCCAATGTGATGTTTATCTGCAAATGCTTTTGCTAAATGGTAAAGATAGTAATAAGCGTGTTTTATACTATCTCGCCATTCTATCTCGCTCTCCTGGCTAGCAAGCAACTCTGCTCTTACAATCAAATCAGCTGATGTAATCATTCTGTTGCCTCGCAAGTAATATATAAATTCTCTAAGTTAAGTTCGTGTTTTTCTTCAAAATCCACGATAAATTCAGATAATTCAGCATTACATTCTGCAACACGCTCAACATCATCATTATTTAAACATTTGACTATGTTTATAGAATAGTGCCTATCTTCAATTAGTCCATTTTCTTTGTGTAAGATCCATTTAAAGGAAATGTGTTTTGAGATAACTGATAATGTTCCTAAACCAAACTCAAGCATTAATTGTGAATTACTGCCAAAGAATTTTGCGAAAATCTTATCTTCATAAAAAGGATAACTTTTTTTCTCAAGTTTATTCAAGGTCTCAACAACAATCTTACTCTCGTCATAAGCATAAAAATTAGAGAAGGTAGAACGCAATAAGTGTAATATACCTGTATTTGTCTTACTTAGCTCTAATGCTGAACGAAAAAGTGATAGTGCTTGTATATGGTCACCCAAAACATTACAGCATACACCAAAATTATAATAATGTTCTGCACTAGGATTTAATTCTATAGCTTTATTCCAGTACTTAAGACTTTCAAGATCACCTTGATAAGCGAGCAAAAGACCGCGTAGAGCAAATGAAATATCAGGTTCGACATTATCCAAATCATCTAAATCTTTATTTAATGCTCTCAAATAAAAAGGATTAATCTCTTTCATAAAACGAGCGTTATGTATCCGCTCTTGAATAGAGCTGGCCTTTGTAACTGGAATAGCAGACATATTAGAATTCTCCTCTATCCTTGAGATCATACAAAAATATGCCTTTGATGTAAACACGCCTGTGTAGGTCAGGAGTCTTAAGAATCACTCCCCATTACTTAAACTCTAAACTGTCAATAGAGTTTTTTTCATAGAATAAAGCTAATCCCGAAGCACGCTGCGCCAATGGCAAAACCAACCGCTGCAATAATTGCTGCACTTGCTAGCATTTTCCCTGCAATGCCTGCATCTTTTTCACTCATTTTTCCACCTACCTTTACTTGATGTTTTGGTGTATACTTAATCAAATTTGCTCCTTAGTTGCTAAACTTGGAATAAGGGGTAAATAAAAACCCCGAAGTGCTGCAAACGCTTCGGGGTTTATTTTTTCCGATTGCGTTGTAACATCATAACAAAGCAAGTATCTCTTGTAGTGAGGAAGGACTTCTACATTCTTGCTTTGTGAGATGTATTTTCACAACTCAACCTTTCAATTTCTTTTAAACTACTTTAAAGGATTTAAACTATTTCCTCGAACTCACACGTGAAAGTGGTGTGCGTTTTGGTAACAGAACGTGGGAATTTGGTACAAACCACCTTCACTAATTCGCCACCAAGTGCCACATCCTTAAAATAAAAGGCACGAACTCCGCCGTGTTCTTTCATAAAGTTGCGGAATTGTGCCGATTCTTTGTTTTTTACTTTGAATGTAACGGAATACTTACGCAAAAGCGTGTTAATCCCGTCTTCCATTCGTTGCTGATAGCCATTTCCAAAATTAAGCACTTTCCGCTTTGGTTCTTCATCAACCGAATAACCAGGCTGCGGACACCAAGGCAATGTTTTTAAAGCCATCTCATCTCCTTATCCAAGCATTCCACCTGGACGACGTTGTTTTCTTAACACTTCAAGTACATTTGCTTGGATTGCTAGTGCCAACTCTTTACCTTGTGCGGCTTTTTGCTCAGCAGTCACACTTTCATTTCCGTTTTTATCAATATTTATTGTTATTGATACTTCGTTATTGGTTGATGCTCCAGCACCGCTAAACAATCCGTCATAACTATTAGATTTGCCACCAACATGACCGCCATTTGCAAATTTAGGAAATCTGCGTTGGTTTAAGGCGTTCATAAACCCTACACCATAGTGATCAACCGTGCGGGATGTCATAACAAATTCATTGTTAGATAAGCGAGCTAAGATAGAATCACTTGTTCCAGTACCTTCTCCGACAACATGACCACCTTTAGCAAAGCCTACGCTAGTGATTTGAGAGATAACATTAGCACCAGCCGCTGCAACCGCTGCCATATTTGCAAATTTTTGAGCAGGGGTAAATGCGGTGTCATCAGCCATAGCTTGCATTACTGCCTGTGATAATTTTACAGTTGCTTCAGCAATCGCAAATGCTTTAGAGATAGCGAACATTGCTTTATAAGCGGCAGATTGTTTTCCTGCAGACTGTTCAACCATAGATGCAAGAGTGCCAAAAGCGCCACCCAAATCATTGAGTCCTGTAGCATACGATTCCATTTCCTTTTGGATCTTGTTGTTTTTGTATTTATCAATGATTTGCTGTTTGCGTTGTTGGAATTCTTCTTCCGTGATCAACTTTTGATCGTTAAATGCTTGGAGCTGAGCAAGCTCTTGCGTTTGTTGATTAATTAGCTCTTGTTTCGGATCATAAAGTGCACGTAATTGATCTAATGGATTGACCGCACTTTGAGATCTGTTTTGAGCATAATCAAACTTCAATTGCAATTCAGCAGTATTAGCTTCACCACCTGTAAGCTGTCCTGCTTTTTTAAGCTCTTCAACTACCGCTAACTCATCATTTAAGTTTGCACGTAATAATTTCTCAGGCGCATACTTCCCTGCAAGCTCTAACCGTTGACGAGCAAACCGCTCAGTGATAGCTGTTTTTGCTGTTTCATATTCTTGATGAGATACAACACCTTTTTTGTTGTGCTCTTCTAAGCGCTGGAACATTCTTGTTTGTTCCAAGTCAATTTCAGCAAGGCTAGAACTACTTTTCTTACGAATTTCATCATAGAAACTTAACCAACTATCTCGAGCATTTTCACCAGATGATTTGCGACTACCTGATTTTTTGTTGCTTTCTTTGATTTGCGTTTCAATTGTTGTCACTTTGGTTTCATCGGAAAACATTTTTTCCAATGTTGCTTTACCGGCTAAAATCTTGTTTAGTGTTTCAAGTGATAACCCGACAGCTTTATCTGCCGCATTAGCTGCAGTAATTGTGCCTGTTGCAATACCAATCAATACTTCGTTGTATTCTGCACCTTCCTTGCCAAGTAACTCATAAAGACCGGCCAATACATAAGCAGATTTTGCCTGACCTTGCTGTTTGAGTTTTGCAACTTCAAGCTTTTGAGCAAGAGACGTAGATTTCTCTTTCAGCTTTTCCATCGCATCTTTTAAATCTAATGTCTTATCTGCTGCTTTATTTGCACTATTAGCCGTATCATTAAAGCTTTTCGGCAAGCTAGCTATAATGTTATCTGCAGTTTCGGCTGATACGCCAAGCAACTTGAATTTCTGCCGCACTTCATCAACATTTTTACCTGCTCGAAGCATTTTCTCACCAAGTGGAGAAAGCATTTTTTCAAGAGCTTGTTTGGCTTTATCCGCATTCTCTGTCATCGTGCCTATTTGAGCATTAACTTTTTCAATTTCCGCTTCTGTTTGGGCATTAACGACTGTGAAACCATCAAAATCGCCATTAATATTTTTTGATTTTACACCAGCTTTTAATTTTTCGATTTCAGCGTAATATTTTTCTATATTTTCAAGCTGTTCAGTAATTTTAAGTGATAATGCTGATTCACTGATTTGATCATAAGAATCAGCTAAAGCTTGGTTAGCAACAGACGTATCTAATGCCCATTGTCGAGCTTCTGCCGCTTGTGAACTGAAAAATAATAATGATGTAGCCGCAATACCAATAACACCAGCTGGGCCACCAAGTAAAGCCATTACACTTTGCAAACCTTTTGCCGCCATCGTTGCAAGATTAGTTGCTGTAGCAAGGTTCCGTTTTGCTGCAGCCTCTGCTTCTGCAAGTGCAATAATTTGAGCTGACTGCACTTTCATTCTTTCACGCAATGCAAATCGAGTTTGTTCAGATTGAGCAAGCTGTAATTGAGCAGTCAAACTAGACATTTCAAGTTGTGCGGCAACTCGCATTGCTGTCGCTCTTTCATAAATGCTTTTTGCTTCTGCTGTATGGGCTAAAGCATTTTTTGCGCTGATAATGCCTGATTTTGCTAACTCTGCACTGTACTGGCTGATTCTACCAACGGCTAAGGCACCAGTTAAAACAACCGCTGCAGTGATTAATTGGTCAAGATTTTTCGAAACAAAATCTACACTCTCTCCAAGTTTTTGAGTGATACCATAAGTGCGGTCAGCTTCACCAGCATATTTAATAAATGATGTTTCGAGATTGGTGTATGACATCGAGAGTGTTTTTACACGTTTCTCGAAATCACTATCCACAGATGATTTTGCTTTTTCAAGTGCAGTTATTACTTTGTTGATAGATAACTCACCATTCTTACCCATATCTTTAAGTGCGCCAACGCTAACACCTAAACCATCTGCAATAGCTTGTGCTAAAGCCGGTGTTTGTTCCATCACAGAATTAAGTTCAGCACCACGCAACTCACCACTAGCCAAAGCTTGACCGAACTGCATTAATGCCGCTTCTGATGACGCTTGTGCAGCACCTGATAAAGCGACTGCTTTTGATACAGTTTCTGTTAGTTCTACGACTTTTTGCTGACTAATATTTAAAGTATCAGCATTTTTTGCAAAACGTTGATAGATTTGAGCGGTTGCGCCAACAGCTTGATTGGTTCGAGATGATATATCAAACACGCTTTCTGTAGCCTGAGCCATTTCTGTCTGACTATGAGTCACCAGTCTAATACGGTTCTGTAGCTCAGTGTAGCTATCCATCATTGCAATAGCTTGCTTTGACAAATCTTGCGCTCTACCTAAATTATCAAGGCGAAAACTCCACTTTGTTGTCGAATTGATGTTATTGGCAGCTTTCTCAATATTATTTAAATATTGTGTAGTGCGTTCTGAGAACTGACGTGCTTTTTCTTGAGCTCGAGAAAAATTAGCTTCAAATTGTCTAGTAAATTTTCGGGTCTGATACTCCGACTTACTCAATCCATTCTGAAATTGGACTGTATCGAGACTTAACCCAATATACAAACTACCGAGTGATGACATATTTTCTCCAGAAATAAAAAAAGCCCGCATATTGCGAGCTTTCTATACAAACACTAACTATTTAATGATGACGTACTTAACTTCGTTTTCTTTTTCAATTTGCTGTAGCACTTTAGTTTCGGTTTTCTTCATAAAGAAAAACATAGCAACTTTTGCAAAAATAAAAAAGGTAATGTAAGCCAGAGAAACACCGAGTAAAATTTTCAAGGTTATGCCTGTTACAGCCAAGATAAAAATGATAGGTAATACAAAGAATAAAGCTAAAAACGCAATAGCCTCTTTACCCAACCAATGGATAAGTTTAATTTCATCTTTAAACATAACCCCTCCTTATTTACTTACCTATACTGTACAAAATACATTCATTTTAATCAATAGGGAGTAGCTAATTTTTTCAACTTTTTTACTAAAACAATCAACGATTTAACAAATAAGACTCTACGCCATCATCTTCTTTATCTTCTGATGCCTTATTTTCATTGAAAAATGGCATTAAATCGTTCAATGTTGTGGCTTTCTGTTTTGGATCTTTATGAATTAACGCTAACAAATGAGCAATCTGTGCTGTGCGATAATCATCTCTCCACAAACCAAATGGCTGCTCTTGATAAAACAGCATATATTCCTGAAGATGTTTTTCAGGCATTTGTTCGATTTCTTCTAACGTTTTGCCCAACGCAAGCGATAAAGTTATTTGGAACTTGCGTCGGTCATTAAGTTTTTTGGTTCATCGCCCATCAATGCTCGACTTAATTCTTCGGAAACTTCATTATCTAGGCTTGATAATGCTTTCAAATCATCTTCATTTTCAAAGTCAAACAATAGATTACCATCTTTGTCACATAAGCGGAGGGCTAGATTTCGGGCTAAACGATATGGATCGTAAACTTTTCCTAATTGCTTGCCTAATTCATCAGGATCATCATAATCAAGCTCAATACCTTGTGCTTTTGCAATATCACACAATAGTTTGTGCTGGCCAAACAATCCACGGTTCACATCACCGACACTTAATGCTCTTACATAGTACTTTTCGCCAAGAATTTCAATTTCGGTTACTTTAGGTTTATGCTTCAACAATTTGTTTCTCAAATCCATTGTATTTACCCTCTTTTATGGTTAAAATTTACTCGCAGGAAAACTCCTCCTGCAATAAAGGTTAATCTAATAATTAAAGCCAAGAGCCGATCACTCTTGGCTTTTTTTTATTTTTAAGCTACAGGTAAGTGATATTCCTGTTTTGTATGCTTAATAGTTGCACCGCTTTCAAATTTACCCATAGTTTCACCAGAGTAACCATTGCCAGATTTGAAATAACCAGTACCATACATCGTGCCTTGATCATTTGGGAAAACTAAACGGAAAGGGAACTTCGATTTCGAAAAGAATTTTTTACGGCATAATTTTTGCATTTCAGACGTTGGCGCAGTAAAGAACTTCATCTGCGTCTCACCGTACTCGAACTCACCAGCTTCGGTGGCTTTGCCGTCATCACACATGGTAGTCACATCTTCTTCGGTCAATGTATCTTCGCTACGTTCTAAATTTCGAAGCTCACAGAAATTATTTGACCATTTCACTAATGCCGCTTTAGCATCAGTAAATACTGTTGGTTGATCATACGCTGACCAATCAACTTCATCAGCTAAAGTGATTACATCTGTCGCCACAGATTTAACTGGATAATATCCATCTAGCGCACCTAAGCCGGTAATTAAGACGCAATCACCAGTTTTGAATCCGCTTGAAGGAACAGTAATTGTTGCATTTGGTGTTACAGCACAAGCTGTAATTTTCTTGCCGGCATCTTCGGATGTGCCAATATAAAACCGTGTTTTTTGGAACGGTGTAGTTTTTGCTGCCATGTTTAATCCTCGTATTTGATTTGGTATTTAAGGTTGGAAACGAACCACGTCCGATTGGTCGTATCTTGTTCGTATTCATAGCTAATAAGAGTCATTTCGGAAATGTTTTCCGATAATTCATCATTAGATATAGCTACGCTTAATCGCTCTTTGATTTTGTCTGCAATATCATCTAATGCGTCGTCGCCTAAAGCAGTTTTCAGATAAATCGCGATGTTTAAGGCTGCGGTATATTCGTGATGACAGAGATCTACCTCTTCGCACGAAATATCATCAAGAAAAACCGCAATAGCTGTTTTTTCTTGGTCAATATCAATAAATAAAGGGCGCCCAGAATAAATATTCTCAATACCCTTTATACTGCTTTTAAGCATATCCGACACTTGATGTCGAATCTTTTTATGAATTAGCATTTAATCCTCTATTTTTTTAAAATGTCACTCAACTCTCTTGTCAGTTCGACTTTGATCTGATTTGAATAATCTTTTAACTCGTTATGGAAAGCCGTTGTTAGTGGTCTAGATAACGGAACCTTAACAACATCAATTGAATATCGCTCTTTACCTTGTCGCTGCATAACGTGTTTACGACCATTTGATAGAGTTTGAATAAAACCGCGTTGTATTTGATATTTGCCTATTCTGATTTGCCCTTTACTCTCTCGCACGGTTCGTCTAGGGTTCTCCAATAATCGAATTAACGGTAAATTTCTTCTATCAACTCGTATTTTTGCGACTGGTCGATTCACTGTTGCTTTTTGGGATAATCGAGTTCGCTTGCGGATTAATTTAGCTGGCACATGAATCTCTTTGGATACATTTTTTGTTCCATTTTTGATTGCACTTCTCGCTACCTTATTAATCGCTTTTGCTGCCGCTTTAGGCGCGACTTGATTAACCAGTTTTCGGATATTAGCTTGTAATGCCTCCACCCCTTCAATTTTCACCGCTATATTTACTCCAATTGCAACACGATCTTTCCATCCTCAAAACTAAAACCACGTACAACATACTCGCTGGTTTTTGTCGTGATGACATCGCCAAGTTTTGGTTTGTAGCCCGACGAACGAAAAAGTGTTAGCGTGCGAGTCGTACCGTTAATTAAGTAGTCCTCGCTATAATTTCCGCCCATTACCTTCGGCGTCTCATCAAGCACCGCCTTGTATTTTTTGCCGTTGATAATATAGACGGACATCATCACATCTGATATGACTTTGTCCGCCTGTGCGAGTGCGTCATCAAACGGACTAAGCGTTGATCTTGACATCGACAGTGTCCACAGTTGCACCGCTTGCGCGCCACGCAACGCCTAAGCGCTTGTTGCTGCCAGCAGTAATCGTTGCACCTTCGGTTGCTGACCAATAAACGATTGAGCCTTGTTTAATATCGTCAGCCGCTTTTGCTTTAACGGTAAATACACCAGTAGTTAAGCCAACACCAATCCCACCTTGGGCAATATCACTTTCTGCAACAATTGCAAGATTTTCGATAATCGCAACATCACCGCTCTTCATGGCAGCTGTCGCGGTAAAGCGTACTGTATTGCCATCTTGTACATAATTTTTAGCCATACTTAATTAATCCTATGATTTATTTAATAAAAAACCGCACTTCGATTAAAAGTGCGGTCGTTATTTATGGTGATTTAAGTTACTTATTGGTAACTTTTACAATGCCGCGATAGTCAATCACGTTCACGCCTGCATCAATGCGAACTTTGGTAGATACGCCGTCAACAGTAAAGCCGTTTTGTTGCTCCATGTATGGAGTGTCGATACCATCAAGATAGGAGACCTCAATAGCCTCTTTGTTGATTAAGTACCAAGATTTTTCATCAGCCGCCTGCAAGCGAGCAGATTTAACCGGAGTTACAATGTCGCGCAATGGGTTGATAATACCTGAGTTGGCATCTGCGCCCTCAACACTTGCGGACTTAATTAATTGTAAGCCGCGGGTGTACATGGAGGTAGGCAACAACATAAACTCAGGCTCAATCGCCAACGGCTCACCGCGCGCATTAACAAAGCCATTCATCATTTGGATGCCCTTGTCGATATTGGCAAGGTCTAACACCGCATTAGTGATTGTATTTTTGTGAGATGCGTCAAATAACGCTTTGCCATCTTGGGCTTTAGCGTTACCAGACAATAACGCAAACACCAATTTAGCGATTGTCGCACGTGCAGCTTGCCCCATTTTTTCAGGGATTTTTGTGAGCAAGTGCATGTCGTCATTGAGGATTGCCTGACGGGTAATTGTAAACAATTGCCCGTAAGTCGCTAATGCAACGCTAGCGCCCTCATCACCGATTGTGCCGTAGGTGTATTCTTCTCCCTCACCGACTTGTGGTAAGTAACCAAAGTCACCCAAACCAACGCGTTTAGCCGCGCGGAAGTCGGTTAATGTGCCACGAGAGGTAAACTGATCAAAGTTTTCCGCCGCAGTTTCCCAACCTTTAAGCAAGGATTTGTGCGCCACATCAATTAAGATTTGACCAAAGTCGGAGCTTGAGTGGGTAAACGCTAAGCCAACCATACTCATTGCGTTATGACCTGACACGCTAATACCACGGTCGACTAATGACGCACGGGCAAGCTCACGCAAGGTCATTGCGTTGTATGCGTTGTCTTTGGCGTCTGCTTTGTCTTTGTCGATACCGGCACGAGCTAATAATGATTGTTTAACACTATCACCAACGATATTACCATTTCCAGCATACGCGATAGGCGCTGCACTTGGCGTTGTACCTGCACCAAGTTTTGCTAATAATTTGTCTTTGGCTTGATCTGCGGTAATTGATAAATCACCTAAACACTCAACTAACAAATCATTGTGCGTAGTACCAAACGGTGCAAATACCGCTTTAATGTCAGCGTTGCGTTTATTTAATTCCGCCTGCACTTGTGCGGTGTTATCTACTGGAGCTGTAGGCGCTTGATTCGCTGGCGCGGCAGGTGCTGGTTGTGTAGGTGTTGCTTGTGGTGCTGGATTAGCCCCAGCGTTGCCTTGTGGCTTGAACAACATATTTTTAATTTCATTAGGCATTTTCTCAAAGTCCTCTAATTTTCTTGATTTAATAGACGCCATCGCCACAAGTGGTTCGGCTAGTTTGTCAGCAAATCCTTGTTCAACGCATTCTTTACCGTTAAGCCAAGTTTCCGCTGATAGCATTTCTGCTAATTCTTCAGGTGTTTTCCCTGTTTTGCTTGCGTAAGCAGGGATTAGCGTATTTTCTACCCTGTCTAACAGGTCGGCATACTTGCGCATATCCTCTGCATCGCCACCTTGGATACCCCAAGGCTTGTGGATCATCATCATTGCATTTTCTGGCATGATTATTTCATTCCCTGCCATTGCAATAACGCTCGCCATACTTGCCGCCAAGCCGTCAATGTAAACTGTCACATTGGCTGGATGATTTTTCAGCAAATTGTAGATGGCGATCCCGTCAAATACATCGCCACCTGGGGAGTGGATGTGTAGGTTAATCTGCTTGAGATTGTTTCCGCAGTCTTTTAAGTCCTGCGCAAAGCTCGCTGCAGATACGCCCCAAAATCCGATCTCATCGTAAATTGAGATCTCTGCCGTATCGTTGGCCTTGGCTTTGATTGAGTACCAAGACTGGTTATTCGTCTTTGTTGCGCTCGTTGCCATCGCCACTGGCGACAGAATCATCTTTTGTTTTGTCATTTGTCGTACCTGTGTTAGTTAAATCTGTGTCAAACTTGAGGCCAAATTTTCGGTTTTCCTCAACCTCAACTCTTCGTCTGCGTTTCACTTCTGCTGGATTGCTACCGCTTGCTCTTACGGCTTGGCTCTCGGTTGCTAAACCGCCCTTGATGCGCTCTTTCCATGCTTGCGCCTCTTTTGTTGGGTCAATCCATGGCATAACTGGCCCACTGTAAACGGCGTTATAAAGTGACGCTGGATCAATATCGACTGGCACCTCAATTTCGCCGCTGACAATCGCCATTTTTAGCCATTCTCGGTAAATCGGGCGTGATATGTGCGCAACAAAGGTATCCTGTAAAACTGCATAACCCTCAAAACTCTCAACCAACTCTTGACGCTGACTTGAGTAAGTGCCGTTATAGTCACGAGCAATGCTTGAGTAACTAGAGCGAGTCCCCGCTGCTGTTGCCCTTAATTGACCGTTTCTAAAGGTTTCAAGATTAACGTTTGGTCGGTTTGAGTTGATTAACCCAATATCTTCACCAGGCTTTAAATCATCAATGATTGCACCAGGTGAGATTTCAAAGTCACGCTCAGGGCTATCTGTGCTGTACTCATCATTGTCACCGTAGATTGCGGCATCACCTTTTTTGATGTACATCGTAAAGGCGGCGGCAATTCGTGCGGCCACACGCTCGCTTTCCTCATAATCTTTGAGGTCAGCAAGGCGCACAATTACGCCATGTAACATGGATACGCCACGCAACTGATGCAAGCGTTTCTTACACGCAAGGTGCAACATATTTTCTGCCGGCACTGATTTAACTCGCCCGTAAGTGCGGTTGTTTTCCTGAGGGTTGTCCATGTAAACACGGTAAGACACAGGACGGCGCCAGGCGTTAATCTCTATGCCTTGGATCACATTAGCTGTATCAGATTGCCACATAGGCACAAAATCAGGCTCTAATGCCTCAAGGCTAAATGCAATGCCAGTGCTATGATTTAGACCCGCCACATACCCGCGCACGAGTTGGATAAATACCTCGCCATCACGGAGCCATGTTCGTAACAACATCCGCTCAAGTTCAGGGCGGGTAAATTGTCCTGTAACTTCAGGTCTAACAGACCATTCCGCCCATTTTTTGCGGATTTGTTCCGACAGGTCCTCATCAACATCACCACTTAAATTTAGCGGTTGTGGTTCAATATGGATTCCTCTAGAGCCGATAACACGTTCTTCCAGCTTATCCAAAATTCCGATCACAATATCGTGATTTTGGTCTAACGCTCGAGCCTGTTCTCGCAAACTAACCGCACTTTGTTTAGTCGATACGTTAGCGCCTTGGCTTTCGCGTTTTGCCTTATGTGTACGGCTTGGCATTGCTGCCTCGTATGCATTCATAACATAGCGGTTTTTCGCTCGCTGTGCGCCCCATTTAGGCGAGATTGCGGCAATCGTTTTATCTAATATTCCCATTGTTTAAAATCTCGCATATTTGATTCTGTGGCGTTTAACGCGCTGTCTTGTTTCTGCTAACAACTCATTAAGCATTTGTTGATAGCGGTCACGTTGTTTTGTCCATTCTGACACTTGGTAAGATACCGACCGCCCGTTAAAGCTCACTTGGCTTTGGGCGTTTTCGATTTTTTCATCAAGCGTTCGGATTTTTTCTTCAAGCTCGTTTTTGTCGTAAATCACAGCCACCCACCTTTTTTCTTACTTCCACCACCGTTTAACCAGTTGCTTTTTACTTTGGTTTTCGGTTGCGGTTTGACTTGTTTAATTTCTACCGTACTTTCGGTTTCTTCTTCCGGTACGATTGTTTCTTTTCGGATCACCTCGGGGTTTAAGTGTGGGAGTTTTGCCCAGTAAGGGACATTGTCCTCATCACCCCACTTAATGCGCTCATAACCTCTCAAAATAGCGATTGCATGGACGTAGCAAAATAGGTCAAACGCCTCATTGTTGCCTTTACCAGGTTTGCGCCACTTGCCGTCTTGTCCACGCTCCTCATAGGTCAGCTCATCAAAAAACCATTCGCCAAGCCATGTCGGAAAATGGATATAGTTAGCTCCAACAGTCTCACGACTTAATGCGTTGCTAATGCGATCTTTTAGCTGGTCTGTTTGGAGCAAATACAACGGCACATCACCTCGCGCTTTAGCGTGTCGATCTGAGCGAGAGGTATTGTCAGGATAAGTACGCGTAATAAGTTTTTGACGCTTGGTACTATCACCTTTAACGAGATAGACGCGCTTAGATAATCCATCGCGCTTACATCTACGCCAAAACTTATAAGCGTTATCTGTTACACCATCCTCACCGCCACTATCCACAGCCATTGCAAGGATTGGCATGAATCCACCATCTAACCCCTCAATGCGATACTGCTTATTTAGTACATCGCTAATAAGCAAATCCCAATCCTCAGGGTAGGCGGACGGATCAATTGGTAGGCTTTCCCCCTCTGAATTGCTCCGCATTGATGATTTAATGTTGTATCTATCAATGAGCCACCGCTCGCTGTTTTCTCCGTAGCCCACAATTTGGACTACAAAGCGGCGGTTCCGCCCACCCTGTACGTCAACCGCAGCCAATAAAAAACGGCACCCATAAGGCACCGTTCTTTTTTCGATTTCTTCGCGTCGCTCCATCAGTTCGTCGGAGTGGCGTTGCTCAAGTGCTGAGCGTGGTAAATAAGGTAATCCCCAGTCGGTATTCGTCACCGCCTTCAGCGTTTCCTCACTACCAGTCATTTCAAATTCGTGCTCAGCAGTAAGTAATTTATAAGTTAATTGCGCCCATGTTTGATAAGCGGCCGCAGGACCTTCTAGCCAAAATGACGCAATACGGGAGTTTCTGCCCTCACCATGTATCACACCATCTTTATCTATCGTTTGCCCTTCTTTTAGCCACTTACCGCCGATATTTAGTGCGCGCTTTCTGTCAGGCTCAATCAGAGTTTGACAGTGCGGACATTGCAAGCGAGCTTTTTCGCTCGCCTTAACATAATCAGTATCATCACGATAGCCGACCATATTAGCCATTGACGGCTCAAACCACTCGGAGCAGTGTGGGCACTGCCAATAAAATCTACGTCTATCACCACGGTTATATAGTGACAAAATACCTGTTGTTGGCGGTGCCTCGTGAGTAGTTTTTGGATGATGTTTTATATCAACAATATCTTTGCCTGGTGAGCTCTCTACAAGCGTCATACCGGCACTCATAAATGTAGTCGTCCGTTTTGACGCTAAACTAAATCCGTCACCTTCGCCATCTACATCATCGGGCCAGCGGTCATAGTCTGTTAATGCAACGTATTTGTAATCGGATGATGACAATACGTTAATTGACGGCCAACCAACCTTTAATAAATTACCTGCCCTAAAATATTTATCGTGGACATTGTTATCGTTTTTTCGTGGGCTTAATCTTTTAGTTATCTCAGGCGAGCATCTAAAGGTGCGATCTAAGCGTTTTCGGCTGTGTTCGCTTGCTTTTTCTTGTGTTAACTGTACAAGTAAAAAATCAGACGGATCACAAATAATCGCATAAGTAATCCAGCCATCAATCAGTCCAACTGTTTTACCTGTACGGGCAGGACCAACAAAAACGACTGCATCATATTCTCGCGAATTTAAACAATCCATTGGCTCAATAATGTAAGGCGCTGTGTTTTTATCCCATTTGACAGAGTTGCCACCACCAACAGGTACGCGCATATACTCTACGACAGCCTCGGATACTTTCATTCTACGTGGAGGTTTAAGCAGATTTGCAATATCTCGTCTAATATCTTTAGCTGATGCAAACATAGCTACTCCTCCGATTTATTATCACCAGCCTGTATATGTAATGACATTTGCGATTTAACATCATCAATTACCTGTATTACACGGATTAATTGTGACGGAGTTAATCCACAATCACGCTCTAAAATATCTGGCAATGTATCAAGTGACTGCACCACTGCTTTTGCTAAAAAGCCCATCTCTTGAGCGACTTCAAACGATGGCACCAGTTCGCCAGTATCTCGCTCGTATTTAAGTCTTTCGTTTTCCGCTTGCCAAAATGCTCGTCTCTCAACAGGCGACAAGCTATCAACATCCGCCGTCATTTTTTCGGCAAGTCCGATTTTGATTAAATCAGATAGTGCATAGAGCTTTAATTTGGAATTACTGCCAATAGCTGGAGTTAGCCCTGCAACCCTTTGTGACACGGTTTGCCGATGCATTCCGACCAGTTCGGCGATCTGATTTATATTTAGTTTTAAGTCAAATAAATTATCCATGCCAAACCTGCCAAAATCCAAAAACCTTAAAAAGATGATGATGCCTAAGATGTCAAAAAACTGTCGAAAACCGCGCGCCCGGAACCCCGTGGAAAGAGGGCTCCCCTCAGGAGTACCTTTTAATTTTTAAAATCAATCATTTAAAATAAAAAAGGCGAGTATTATCACTCACCTTTTATTTACTTAACTTCTCTGTTTGCCACTCCCGAATTTTATCAATACGGTTTAAGCACATATCACGTTCACGTTTTAGGATCACCGCGTACTTTGTCACATCACCATAAGTATCACCAGCAAATACCGTCTTATCTAAATGAGCGGTCAACGCTGCAGGTAATTGAGAACAACTCACTACAACTGGTTTACTGGCGCAAGAACTCAATAACATTGCTAGGAGCACTAGTATTAAAAGCACTGCTAGCTTTAACTTGTTTCGGTATAGATTTGATAACTGCATCTGATTTACTCCTTGCATCTGACTCTACCTGACTTAGCTCAAATGTGAGCTGTCTATTTCGCTCAGCATCTTCTTCTAATCGAGTGATCGTTTGACTTTGTGCAGCAATTGTTTCTTGGTGTGTTTTAATCTTTACATTCAAACCATCAATAGTTGCTGACTGATGATGAATCCAACCACACAATGCAAGAATTACAAACGCAGAAACAACGGAGCACACCAATAAAACTTTTGTGAATCCGTTACTGATATATTGCCCGATACCAATCATGTTAAACCCCATAATAAATAGCGGTGCGGTTTAGGCTCTTTTGTTTACGCTTTCGCCATCTGATTTAATAGCTCCCATAACCGCACCGGCTAATCTTTACTTATGTAAATCAGATAAACATAATGCCTTTTCTTTTTCTCTACGTGAAACTAAGCCTGGTAAAACTTTTCCACCAGCTTTATTCCATCTTGGATATTCATTACAAGCTAACTCATACTTGCCTGAATTAAGGTATTTAAATAAGGTTGATTTTCGAACTGCACCACAACCAACGTTAAAAGTAATAGATACTGCAGAATCAAATACAGACTGTGGCAACGCTCGACCATTCCCATAAGCTAATACACATTTCTCAGCCACTTGAATGTCATTTTTCCAACGTTCCGCAATTTCTAAATCTGTATAACGATGTTTAGGATCTATTGGTAAGCCACTGTATTCAGTTGATCCAATGCCAACAGTTAATACATCAGCAGGACATTTATAAGGATCACGTCTGCAACCTTCAGCATTACCAATGATTTCAGCTCCAGCAGGACTAAGAATGAGCTCATCACCATAAGCACTGTACATTGTTAGGATGATGGCTGATACTCCGCATATACTTCCTGCAAGCCCTAATCCAGCTCTAGTCTTTGCTAGCTTCATCTCTAAGCCCTCTTTTTAAAGCCTGAACCTTTAAGGCATGCAATTCTTCTTCGCGCTCTTCTGCTCTTCTTGCCGCTCTGCCTTCGTAGCATTTTGAATAAGCATTAACTAGTGCGGTAACAATACCAATCACCAAACTTAATATCATTAAATTGTTTTGGTCACTGAGCCAAGCAAGAACACCGGAAAAGCCTGACCAAAAATATGTTTGATTCCCTGCGTCTTTAAACATTCTCATACTCCACCTCGCAATTGCGGGGCAATAAAAAACCCCCGATGGAGAACCATCAGGGGTTTAAAAATCAATTCTGCGTTTGTAACGTGCAAAAAACGCACTATAGCTTATATGATACACATTTAGTCTAGACTGTCAAGCGGTTTTATTTAAATATTTTAAACAACCCAAATACACTCACTTCCACCACTCACAATCATTAACAATAGAGATGTTTTTACGGTTTTTAGTCGGTTGAAATATTCGGCTTTTGAAATCCGTAGATAAGTCAATATTTCTTGTTTTTCCCAGCGCTTAATGTAGGTCAACACAAACACATCATAAAGCTCAGGTGTTAGCTTGCGTATAATGCCAAGGTAGCCATCAATTTTTAAACCAAGGTCATCAGAGATAGAATTAATGCGATATTTATGAGCGTAACGTGATTCACATTTCATTTCTGCAAATCCAGCGGCAACACGTGGAAATTCTGTTTCATGTCTTGGTGTTGCCCAATAACCGAATTCAACAACAATTACATCAATATCTAACATACTATCTCCTTAATCGACACTAAAACCTTTCCACCCTTGACTACACATTTGCGTACAATTCGCAAATCATCAATAACACTATCGTCCACCAACACGCCAGCTTTCACTAACGCATCTAATAATGATTTAAAAAGATTATCCAAATCACGCATTCTTCTATCCGGCATAAATGCTTCCACCACCACTGCAGCACGAATACCCGCTGGAAATCTTGCTGAGCGTCTAGTCATCCACGCTACCTGTGCAGCATAAGCACGTCCTTTCGCGCTAATTAATGTTTTCCCATTTACTCTGCGCCAATAGGTATTAACAGAAGGTGGGAATGGTAGTTCAAGCGTTATCGTTGTCATAGAAATCTCACTTTTAAAAAGACCGCACTTTTGATTGTTAAACTATTAATCAATCACTAATGCACCAATCTTGATGGAGTATAAAAAGAACTTATGCCAAAGCTCTATTTGTGAACCATACTTTTCTTCAAATGCTTTTACGTTTTTATGTAATTCATTGTGATGAATTCGGCAAAGCGGAATACAATCCAAATCATCTGCTTTACTTCCCATCACACCATTACCATGACCAATTAAATGATGCGGATCATCTGCTTGTTTACCACAGCACACACAAGGCTGAGTTTTTACCCAACGTAACCATTTTTCAGAACGGATATATTGTGGCTTTGGTCTTGCCATATATTGAAGTTGAGGATCATCATCTGCTTTTAAATTTAAAATGGCTTTATCTAAACGGTCCATGTGATAAATAAGAGGATCTTCGAAACGAGTAGAACTTTCTTTATTGTCTCGTTCGTAATTTTTAACACTAAAAACCTTTCTTAATAACGCATCACTTAATAAACGTTGAAGTCCATTCTTAAAACAATACAGCACTAAATCTGATTCTGTTAAAGGACGAGCATGTTTTAAATCCACTTGGATTTTTGCAATGATTGCTTGCTCTATATTTTGTTCCACCACCAACTTTGCTTTTTCCGCATCATAGTTTCCCTTACGCATTTCCGTATCATGGTGCCAACAAGTTCTAATAAAACCGTCTAAGTGCGGAGTAATTGTTAATTCTTTATGACAGTATTCACCATCACTCAACTGACAATGCTTAATACTGCCCACAAAATTCATCAACGCTTTTTTTGTAAGTAATTTTGACCGCACTTCCTTATTTTTTAAGAAATCCACCACCAACGGTGGAAATTCTTCACTAATAGCCCCTTGCCAATTAACTACACCCGATTCCTTATGTTGTAATTCAGTAGGCTCTGGCATTAACACCATTCTCTTCGTCATTACCTGTGCAGCATTGCGCGGAATTCTAAACATCATTAAACCAAGGTCTGATTGTTTATATGGTGTCAACAACAATACTTGCATTAATGCCCCCGCAACGATCCTTTAATGCTTGCAATAATCTCTGCTTGACGTGTTTTTGATACTGGCATAGATGTTGCTTGCGATGGTAATTGTTTTGTTGGCTCCGGTAACACTTCACCATTTTTTAAGCGGTCTGCCATATTACGTAAGGCCTGTTTAATTTCTTTGCGTAACTGCTCTACTGACCAAGTGTATCTACGACAACGACAATACAAATCAGTGATAAGCCAATATTCCACGGTAGAATTGAATTTAAATTTATCCACATCAGCCATACCGTAACGTTGGAAACTTGCTAAACGCTGTGCTAATTCTTCTTCTGACGGTAAATCCATCGGAATTTTGCACCACTCGATGAAATCAAACAGGTTTGGAAAATAATCATTTCTTGCTGCACGAACTCTTGCTAATCCACGCTCTAACATATCCACAGATAAAACATCATGATTCACTAGCTCTTCAATCCAAATAAATTTCGCTTCTTCCAATGCTTCGTCTGTTGGGTAGTTATAGCGCCAACGGTTGCAGTAAGCACACAAGCGATTAAATAACTGATTAACTAATTCTGAAACATGAGTATTTAAATCAACCCCTGAAACGCAATTTTCTTGTCTGATTGCCACGTTCATTTCAACATCCCCATTTTGCGTAGTTTTTCCGCTACTTGCGGATTACGAATTTGAATTTGTCTGCCCTTTGCCCAATCGGTGCTTTTGCTTGCTGGGTTTGGTGCACTGCCTTTCGGTTTTAACATCGTGCCATCAGCCATCACCCAAGCACCGTCTCGCATTTCTGGTCTGCCCTTGTTATCCCAACGTTCTGAGCCGACAACATACTCACCGAAGTTTGTTGGACGGAAAATCGTACTTGGTCGGAGATAATCAACCATTTTCGGATCACGGCCCCATTTTGACACGAGATAATCCACCACACGTTTACACACACCCAAATCGAATTCAGCCAACCGAGCACCAATCGCTTGTTTTGTTTTGTCAGTGAGCTTGTATCCTGTCGGTTTACGTTCGCCTTGCTCTTCAGCAAGATTTGCCAATGCCATGTTCAAATAATCCAACACAACTTGCTCAGCTGGGGGGACTATAGGGGGGTTATTTATATTTGTTTTATTATTTGTTTTTGTAGGGTGGCGTTTTTCGCCAGGGGTGGCGGTGGCGTTTTCCGCCACTGGTGTCGTGGCACTTTTCGCCACTGGTGGCGTTTTTTGTAACTGGTGGCGTTTTTCGCCACTGGTGGCACTTTTCGCCACTGGTTTATTTTCAACGTTAGGAAGGTCTTTCACTAAATAGAATTCAGTCGTTCTTCCAGCGGTTTTAACAGTACGAATCAAACCAACTTCTTCAAGCTCTTTAAGGATTTCATAGATAGTTTTATTTCGGTTAATGCCAGTGAATTGTTTGAATTGTTCAATAGAAATAAAATCACTCTCTTTCTGCCAACCAGTCGTTTTACGAGCCACCAACAAATAGGCTTTTACAGCGTTACCAGAAAGGGCAAACATCACTTCATCTACAAAAGCATTAGGGATCTGAAAAGAATTAGGGATAAATTTGCTCATAGCATTAACTCCGAAGCGTAACGTTGTGCGATCCATTGAATACCTTTCGATGTCACGCGAGTTTGTGTAAAGTTGTGACCGTGCTCTGCTGTACCAGTTTTTACAGTAAATAAGCCACGGCTTTGTTTGTCTGAATATGGAATAAGATTGCCTGATTGACGATATAACGCTTTATCACGCTCTAGTGCAGCAATCATCGCTTTCTCTGGCATATTTAAGATTTTTGCCGTTTCGCGTAATGATTTTGTCGTGCCAATATCAACGTAAAGATCCACGAAGTCCGCTTTAGGTTTCATTGCTTTATTCTCTAATGCTAAAGCTTGTTTCTCTTTCTCTGATGCCACCAACTGCTCTAAGGCTTGAAGATAATTCTGCGGTAAAAGTGCGGTCGGATTTTGTTGGTTTTCTAACTCTTGCCAACGGTCAATAACTGCCGCTGTAAATTCCGGTGAAAACTGAGCAACTAAAATATAAGTGTCGCGCTTATTCAAAAAATACTCATAGTAGATTTGACCATTCTGTGGGTGGGTGTACGGTTTCGGCTGATACCCCCCAATCACACCTTTTGAAATAAGTGTTTCAATGCTTTTACACACGTCACTATGTCTAGAATTAACAAGTTTTGTTATTTCTCGACTGCTCATTGTTAATGCACTTGCATTTTTATCATTAATCGGTAATAATTCATTCATCTTGTGAACTCCTTGTGAGTGTAATTAACCACGGTGGCAGCCGTGGTTTTTTATTGCCGTTTATTAAGTGAAATCACACACTCAATAGAATGTTGTGTTGCAGATAAATGTTTATTTAATAAATTGCGGATCAAATCTTCTTCACTACTGGTAATCTCACCATCAGCAAGCGCACTTTCTAATGCTTCAAATAACAATCCACGAGCTGATAACTCATGTAATTGAATATTTGCCATTTCTACTGCATCTAAATCATCTGCACAGGTATCTGGTACAAAACGTCCACCAGCGGCACGGCATAATTCTTCAATAAACTGTGTGCAACCATATTCAAGCTGAATAGCGATCAACTCTTCATTTTTGAACCGTTGGCCCTTTGTTTGATAAAGACGATTATTTAATTCACTTTCAGTAAATCCTAAGAATCCAGCTACCGCACTTTTTCCACCGGGTATCTGTTCAATCATCTCTATGATGGTTTGTTTCATTGCCATAATTTTTGCCTTATTTTTATGGTTTTCTTTTTGATTTTTACTGATAAATTAATCCCACAAATCGGGGCGTAATTCAGATTTTTTAACTTTGCCATTAGTAAGTTCTTCAATCTTTGCACAGCGTTCAGCTGGTACTTTTTCACGCCATTTTGATACTGCCCAAGGGGTGATATTGAAGTGCCGAGCCATGGCAGAAATACCGCCTACGATTTCATAAGCTTTTTCGATTGGTAGCATCTTAACCTCATTTCTATTTTAAGTAGCATAATTCTACTACTAAAAATAGAATTGAATCAACTATTTTATTTACGTATTCTCTACCTTTAGTAGAAATAAGGGGGTTATATGTCAGATTTAGCAAGCCGAATTAATGAATTAATGGCTCAGCAAAATAAAAGAATAGGAGATCTTCAAAAGGCTCTAGGCGTAACCTATGAAATGGCCAGACGTTATACGCTTGGCACAGCCACACCAAGAGATGACAAAATTGAATCTATGGCTGAATACTTTGGAGTTAGTCCTGCTTATTTGAAATATGGCTCTACTGACTCAACTGAAACAAAAGTTGCATCAAACATAAAAGAGCTTGGAGCCTTTGATTTGTGGGATAGAAACACCCCATTAAATAGTGATGAAGTGGCAGTGCCTTTTTATCAAGATGTTCGCCTTTCTGCGGGTAATGGGTTTGCTGATGACATCGCAGATTATAACAATTTTAAATTACGCTTTTCTAAAGCCACATTAAGAAAACAAGGTGTGCAGTTCGAAAATGCGGTGTGTGTAATTGCTGACGGTAACTCTATGGAACCTGTTATTCCGGATGGAACAACGGTGGGGATTGATTTGGGTAATAAAACCATTAGAGATGGGAAAATATACGCAATCAATCACGGTGGATTGCTGAGAATAAAACTACTCTACAATATGCCTAATGAGCAAGTGAAGATCCGCAGCTATAACAGTGATGAACACCCTGACGAAATAGCAGAGTTACAAGACATTTCAGTGCTTGGTAAAGTGTTTTGGTACTCGGTGTTGTTGTAGTGATTGCCCGAGACTTGAATAAAAAGTAATTTGTTATTATAACTATGGTACTATTTTTTAGTTGCAAAAATGGCTGGAATTGATAAACTTTTAAAACATCTTCTACAAGAGCCTCCTCCCACAAATTTTACATGGGATGAGTTAGTTTCGTTATTGAGTTTCTTTGGATTCCAAGAGAAAACCAATAGCGGATCTAGCAGGAAATTTGTTCACAAGGAAACAAACAATAAAATATTTCTACACAAACCGCACCCTCATAAACATTTAAAAATATACGCAATCAAACAAGTTATAGAAAAATTAGAAGATATGAACTTATTATGAAAAAGAGCAATGTACTAACCTATCGCGGGTATTGCGGAAGCATTGAATCTTCCGTAGAAGATAGAGTATTTTTCGGTAAAATCCTCTGTATTAATGACCTTGTAAATTATGAAGGTAGTAATTTTGATGAATTAGAAAATGCTTTCAAAGAGGCTGTTGATGATTATCTTGCCTTTTGCGAAGAAGAAGGCATTGAGCCTGATAAGCCGTTCTCTGGGAATTTTAACGTTAGAATTCCACCGCAATTACATAGGGAAATCGCAATATTATCTTCATCCGAGGGCATGTCTTTAAATTCTATCGTACAAGAGGCATTGGAACATCATATAGCCGCGACAAAGAGACAAATACCATTGTCATACCAATTCATGGAAAAAGAGCTTAAGATGAATATAAGAAAAATTTCCGTTGTTAACACAAACGTTGATCTTCAAAGTGCAGTCCGCTTTGTAGGTAGTGATTCAACATATTACGAAACAAGGGTGGTTCATCAATGAAAACAGAGGAAAGATTGGTATTCTTAAACTTTTTCGTTAGGTCACTGAATCTAAAAATGAGAGAAGAACCGGAAAATGGCCACGACGGGAGAGTTAAGGTAGATTTCGGACTAGGTGTAGCAAATCCAAAAATTATCGAACAGACTTTGGGAACGGTGGCATTGTTCCCTTTAAAATTTGATCTATCAGTTTCAAATGATGCAGATTTGGTTTGCGAATTTGTAATAGGCTTTGAAGTTATAGATAAGAATCTTGCTAATGAACAAAATATTAAAGAATTATTTAACAATGATAACGACTTTTTTATGCGGCATATAAGCCGAACTGTAAACAAGATAATTGATAATGCTTTCCTATATACATCCCTCCAATTAGAGGAATCTATACCAGTAAATAATATATATTATAGATAATAGCAAACAAAACCGCCTGTGTGGCGGGGTTTTTTTTTTTTTTTTTTTTTTTTTTTTTTATCAAAACATTTTTTTTTTGTAATTTTATTTTTTGGCCTTTAGAAATTAACTCTTGCGCCTTTATTTCCTTATTACTTAATTCCTTGCCGGCTAATCGGCTCTTGTCTTGAATTCCTTTAACAAGTAATGTTATCTTCTTAGAAACGCCATCCACCACATCACAACCAACAGAAGCGGCTTTTTTAGCTGCATCCTGTCTTGGTATAGACAATTCACCTGTAAACACTACCACTTCGCCATATAAAGGCCCATTTGGATCGCCCTGACGTTTTATTTTAGGTAAAATATGCCCGTTTTCGTCATACTCTACGTGAATAGGTTTTTCCACCCTATCCAACCAGTAATCTAGTGATTTCCCACTTTCAAGCAAAGCTTTATTCAATATTCCACCAGCGACAATGGCATCATCTAGTGCATTATGATGGTTTTCTTGTTTGATTTTTAAATGTTTTGAGACTTTTGCCAATCCATAGCCCTTTTCTGCAAATTTATCACTCCAGCATCGTCTTACTACACGCATAATATCTAACCATTGATTTGGCAGATTAGGAAATATCTTTTTCATTGCCGCTTTATCAAAGGCACCATAGGAACAAATAATATTAGTGCTAAAAAATTCTTTAATAATTGGAACAATCTCGCTAAGAATTGGTGCACCTCTCACATCTCTTGCTGTGATACCGTGAATTGAAACATTTATAGGATCAAAATAATCTTGAGGATTAACCAATGTTTCCCATTTCGTGACAACTTCCCCATTCTCAAAAAATACTATTCCTACCTGGCAAATTGAAAGTAAATCAGGATTTGCAGTTTCAATATCTATAACAATGAATTTATTCATAATTCCACCAACAACAAATACATACATTTGCTGACACTAGCTAAATAAAGTGCGGTCATTCTACTTAAAAAGTAGAACCTATTCCGTGATCAGAATCTCAAATCACAACATCCACTGATTAAAAAACAAGCAATCAAACACCTGCCAACAAAATATTTTTACTTAAAAATCAAATAAATACTATTTTAAATAGAAAATAATCCTACTTTTATGCAAATTTTAGTTGCATAAATATCTACTTTAAGTAGAATTATCACAACAAAGCAAAACACTTTGAAACGTTCTTTAAAAATTGTGATGAAAAAAGCCCCTTTCGGAGCTTTATGGTTAAGTGAGGATTTCAACCTGAGTTGATTGATTTGTAGATTTAACCAAATCGATAGCGTGTAAGCAATCAGTGTAGTTTTTATAGCCTTCCCCGCTATCTGCAATGATTTTACCGTTATCCGCTTTTAGACGCCATCGCCATTCAATGCGAGAGTCCACATAAGTTTCAAATTTCATAAGGGGTTCCTCAATGAAAAAGTATTTATTCCATTATTACTTCCAAGGCGCCAAATGGGCATGCGATGTTTACGCAAATAACCCGGAAGAAGCCAAAGAAAAAATAAAGGCAATGTCCCAAGCAATATATGACGGCGAATTAAAATGTGAAATACAAATTCCAGAAAATCCGCTTTCAAAAATAGCAAGGTTGATTGCAATAATAACTAAAAATATTCGTTAAGTAAGTGACTATCATCACAATTTTAGACAATTTGGATAAAAAAACACACTCGTGAAATGCCATTTGTGAAAATCGCCAGTTGCAGATTAAAAGCCCTGCACCAATGAGTGTGAGATATTGCGGTAATGACAAACGAAGCCAGTCGGTGGGATTAGCTAAACGCAATATCACATTTTAAAGCACACTTGAAGTACAGAGACACAGAGGCTTGTGAAACCTCTGCGAATGATAGAGAGGAGTGTGTTTTTAAGTCTTTTTTAGGTTAAAAGGAGTTTCCTGTGATGTAGTATTAAATTTTGATAAAAAAGGGCTTTTTTGGTTATGAGCCGCAAAATAAAGAATCAAAACCTATATGGGATTTGCAAGGATTCGCAAATCTGGTCTGCACCGATTTAGTCACGGTGGACACCGCTAAAGATGAGCTTACTCGCTAGGGATGACTACCCGACTTTTGGTTATTGTCGCAGCCGAGCATGAGGGCTTAAAACTTATGCTTAATGGCTCTTTGTTTGGTCGGTTGTGGAAACCGACACGGTACAAAAACACGGTAGCGTTATGAAAAATGACACAGGGTTCAAATCCCAAAAGAGCCTCCATCTAAAGCCGCTTTCAAATAGCGAATTAAATGCTCAATCTTCTTGAATAACTGATTGAAACGTTGAGAGCGGCTCTAGCTGGAAACAGCACATAACAATATGTTCTTCTTTAGTCAATTACCCGCAGTTGCCATTTATAGCTTATTTGCACTGCGGGATTTTTTTACCTAATTCCACCATCACTACAAGGATTTACTCATGAAACAAAATCAATTCGCAAGATTTATTAAAAATACCGCCTACGGTGTTGCAACAGTTTGTTCAATCATTGTTGCCGCAATGGTTATTCTCACCGCATTAGCGGCAGATGCAAAAGAATACACTAACCCTGCACTAGAACGTGAAAGAGCGAGAGTACAGTGGATTGCTGAAAACGGTGAGTATCAAAAGAATTTAACCGAAGAAGGTGAAAAACAAGCACGTGCTTACGTATCTATTAAACAAGCTGAAATTAATAAGGAATAGAAATGAAACTACCTTTTAAAACCAACAGCGAACTTGCCGCCAAAGAAGAGCGCAAGAAAAATTATTTATCCGCTTATGTGCTTTGGAAAAAAGCATCAAAGCTAACCGGAAAAGAGATAAATAAGCACTGGTGCATAAGCCGTGCGGAATGGTGCCAAAAGATGCACCAAGAAGAAGTTAAATTAAAAACGAGAAAAATCTATGTACCGCATTAATACCTATTATGGCCATACCATTGATTACATCAAGCCTGATCCTAACGAAATTGATATTCGTGATATTGCGCATAACCTTAGCTTTGAAAACCGCTTTATTGGTCAAACTGCTGAACCTTATAGCGTAGCTCAGCATTGTGTACTTGGTAGCTATGTTTTTGAAGAAATGGGATTGCCTGAGCTTGCATTTCTTTTCCTACTGCACGATGCAGCAGAAGCATACTTGAAAGATATTCCTACTCCACTCAAACATTTGCTAAGTGAGCCTTATCGCAATATTGAAGATCGCTTTAATTTAGCAATCCACCAGCGTTTTAATGTTGAGTATAAAAAATTGCCAGCAATTAAATCTATGGATTTATCTATGCTTGCAACGGAAAAAGAACAGTTACTTCCACCGGCATCTGTAGAGTGGCCACAATTGGACGGTGTCTCTCCGGCAAATATCACAATTGTTTTTTGGCAACCACATCAAGCTGAATCAGCATATCTTGCCCAATTTAAACACTTAACTGAGATTTTAAACTATGGCGACAAGTAAGAAACCGCGTAAAAAGCACGATAAAAATGCCAATATCAAACGGCAGAGCGACAGAATATGTCGCAACTCTCTTGTGCTTTCAGTTATTGGATTAGGAAACGACGGCACTGAATGGATAAAAAATAATATTCCACAAGACAGAACAACGGCCACTGAACAAGATTTCGAACTGATGTATAACAAATCTCGACCATGGTCGTTTGTTTTCGGTGTTATTTGCCGTGATCAACTTGGAAGAGGTTATATAAAATTTGAATATCAATCTCTTGCTAACCAATTTGCATTCACTGCACCTGAGATGACAGATTACGTCAATGACAATATCAATGCCATTTTAAACGATGTAAACGAAGAGCACGTACTCTCCCCTTTCCTTATTGCATCACCAGAGAAAAAAGAATTTACAGATGATTACATCAAAAAACTTTTAACCTGGAAGAAAGTTGAAACAACGCTCAAAACACCATTTGAGATTAAAGCATTGCGTGAAGAAGGAATGGCCGCATTACGTGAAATAGATCCAACAGCTTACACAGATAAAGCAACTTGGACGATTCTTCGTAAAAATGGCTGTAATGATTTTGCCGATATACGATTAGTTGGATTAGAGAAATATCAACACTGCAAAGGAATCGGTAAAAAACGCATTCAAAGTCTGATTGATGGCTACCACGCATTAATTAATGACGAAAAATTAATTCCAAAATTGACCGCACTTCGTGAATTTGAAACTCAAATTTATATCCACCAACAAACAATGGCCCGATTAAATCGAGCTGCACAAATGTAGGAGAACCACATGGCTAAATTTATCAAACTAACTAATACGGATGAATCAGATATTTTCATCAACGTAGAGCAAATTCAAACCATCACTAAAGATGAAAATGACACAGCTATTCAATTTGAAGATGGCACTATCTTTGTAAAAGAAACACCGGAACGAATTATTCACTCAATCCAATCTGGCGGTTCGGTTAATGAATTACCAGTCGTTGATGTTATGACCGCTAAGTAAAGTGAAAAAGACCGCACTTTTGGGGAGTAAAAAAATGAAACCAAATTTTAGATATTTTAAATGTAAATTAGACGTTGAGCCTATTAAATCATTGGATGAGCAATGGCGGAAAGATAGAGAGATCAGAGATGAAAAACTTGATGCTATTTTTGACACCATCCCATTTTATGAGTGGTGGAGGGGGAATGAACGTAATATATGGGGAATTGTTTGTAGTTTAGATAGTCCTGAATATGCAAAAATTAAAGAGGATAAGACCTATAAATTCGAAATGGTTGAAAATGAGAAGGTTGTCATAACTGGTAACGGAAGAACAAAGGCTGGCAAGTCTTTTAACGATAAAATCCAAAGTGTTAGAGATATTTTACATCAATACCCAAGCTTTAATGATTTTATGTTACGAAAATTAAAGCTTACTTGTTGGGTGCTTGGTACACGCACTGGTTATGTGTCGGTATGTGGTGTTGCAAGTGACCACTTTATCGTTTCAATACCAGAAAAGTCAGAGGGTTTTGGTGGTGATAAATTTCCAGAAATCCCAGAATGCCTAACCGAAATTAAACAAAGTGAGTTTCTTGCTTTACAAGGTAAGTGAGCGGTAATAAAAAATAAATGATAGTTGATCAATATGGAAACCGTATTAAATATGATGATTGCCGATCTAATCATTCTTTATGCCCTTATTATTTTTAATAAGCACACCGAAAGAAAGTTATCTGAGGATACTTTCTTTTTTAATTTAAAAATATGGCTTATCTCTCGTGGAGTAAAAGATGTTTAGACAGGACTTACAAGTATCAAATGGCAAAAGATACGTTGTCATTGAGTGCCAATTTGGACGTGAGTGGGGAATGGTTAGAGAGACGAAGGAAACAGTCAGCGAGGGAGAGGCATTGGAAATCGTCCAATATTGGATTAAGTACAAAAGAATAAGACCAGAGCAAATTATGGTTATTGAAGTACCTGACATTTGCAAGCCGTGGTGAATCAATATTTAACAAATCCAATAGGCGTTCCAAGTGAGCGCCTTTTGTTTTAAAGGAGATAAAATGAAACCAATTCTAGATGCTTGCTGTGGCGGAAGAATGTTTTACTTTGATAAGGGCAATCCGAATGTGCTTTTTGCCGATATAAGAAACCAAAAACTAAGTTTTAAGGATCGTGACAAAATTAGACATTTAGAAGTATCGCCTGATGTGATCCATGACTTCACTGATATGCCGTACCCCGATAAATCTTTTAAGTGCGTTATATTTGATCCGCCTCACTTGATACAAGGTGGCGACAATTCTTGGCTAGTAAAAAAATATGGAAGATTAGATAAAGATTGGGAAAATCAGTTATTAAAAGGCTTTCAGGAATGTATGAGAGTGCTAGACGATTATGGAACTCTTATTTTTAAGTGGAATGAAACTCAAGTGCCAGTTAGTAAGATTATTTCAATCTTAAATAAAACTCCAATTCTTGGGCATAAATCGGGAAAAGCGAACAATACGCATTGGATGCTATTCATGAAAATTGAGGAGAAAGAAAATGAAAGAATTTAACTTAGATGCGGCTTTAAATGGTGAGCCTGTAATGCTTAGAAATGGCTGCAAGGGTGTTGTGTATTACAAAATCCCTAAAGAATACGTTTTTTCGGATGGGAGTAATTCCGCATTTCCTTTGAAGGGGTTAATTTTTGATGAAGATGGATTTATCAAGGATAGCTCTTATTTTTGGACTGATAACGGGTTTTGCAATCATGAAAGCTACCACCTGAATAACATTATCGGAATGTGGGAAGAGCCAAAGATTAGCATTGAAGATTTACCTAAGCCGTTTAAGCCTAAAGATGGTGAACCGTATTTTTATATTACAGGTGGCTTTATTGAGTGCGAAAGTGAATTTTGGGATACGAATAATTTTGACATAGCCTCAACCGAAAGAGGCGGTTGCTATCGCACAAGAGAAGATGCTCAAAAATGGCTTGATTTTATGAAGAGTATGATGGAGTAAGTATGAGCGAATGGATTAAATGTAGCGAGCTAATGCCGGCAATCGTTGGTGAGCAATCTAAACCAGTATTGGTATGGGGCGATGGGTATGATGAGCCTAAAATTGGTGTCTTTCATGAATATGATGGATGGGATTTCTGGGGCGTTACACATTGGATGCCACTGCCTAACCCACCATTAAATGAATAATTACTGCTACTCTATTATTGGAGAATATATGGGAAGAGAATTTTTTGATGAATACTGCAGTCCAGAATTATTAGCGTTAATAACTGGATATGTTTGCCCTAAATATCAGATGAAAAGCTTGAATGAGTTTGGAATTCCTTTTCTTCATCCAAAAGGAAATAGAAAGTTTCCGCTTGTGTTACGATCTGATGGTGACAAGATTTTGAAAGGTGAGAAAGTGCAGCAGATTACCCAAACAAAGGAAAGAAGGCGGTCTGCAGTATTAAGTTAGTAAGGGGGGGATATTATGGCACGTCCAAGAAAACGAATTAATCAAGGATTGCCACAAGGTTTAGTGTGTCGGAATCGAAAAAGAGCAGATGGCTCAATCGTGGTTTATTACTACTACACGATGGCAGATAAAAAAGAAGTCGCTTTAGGTAAAGATAAGCACATTGCTATTCTGGAAGCAGCAAAGCTTAATATGCAGTATCTGACGAAAAAAGATAATATCCTTTTTATTGAAGTGCTTGAGCGATATGAAAAAGAAGTTGTGCCGCTTAAAAAAGCGAAGAACACTCGAAACTCAAACATTCAGGCAATAAAGAAATTACGCCAATACTTCCAGGATCCACCATTTACCCTTGATGAAATAGAGCCTATACACATCCGTGAATATTTAGATTGGAGAAAAGACGTTAAACCAACCGCAAATATCGAAGTTGGGTTATTTGGCCACATTTGGAGCATGGCGAGAGAATGGGGTTACACTGAAAAGATCAGCCCATCAACAGGGGTTAAAAAATTCAAAGTGAATTATCGTGATGTGTACATTGAAGATTATATCTTGGATAAAATCTACGACTGCGCCACAGGGGATATGAAGGACATTATGGATGTGATGTATTTAACCGGACAACGCCCAATAGACGTGGTAAAAATCCATAGTTCACACATCTACAACGATTTACTGCATATTACACAGCAAAAAACAGGTAAACGTGTTGCGATTAAAGTTATAGGTAAACTAAAAGAGATTATCGACAAGCGGATCACTGAAGAAAATCAGTTTCTGTTTACGAATAAATGGGGGCGAAAACTCGAGCGGAGATCACTTACAGATTATTTCAAAGATACACGTAATGCGGCATCAAGAAAATATAAAGAGCTGGCGGAAGAGATCAATCAGGTACAATTGAGAGATCTTCGCGCAAAAGCAGCAACAGACCTTTCATTAATGATTGATGATGAACGAGCAAGAAAACAACTTGGCCATACTTCTGCACGTACCACTCAACATTACATCAGAAAAGAAAAACCACTCAATCCAACCAAATAA